ATTCATATTAGCAGCGATTGCCCTTTGCGCCCTTCTTCATATCGGCTTCGGACTTGTTGCCACCTTTGCTGGGAACCGGACGGTTACCTACAGACTTCTTGGAAGACTTCTTGGAAGATTTTTTATCGTACATAGTTTGTCCTTTCTGTGTTTACCATTTTTTACAACTCCAGTACCTAGCGGTAAGTTTACCGGGAGGACTGGTAATCAACCATTCACTTAGGTCTTGATCAAAAAGTTTATGGGAACGAAATTAAGAGTACCAGTACCAGAAGCGGCACTGGCAGTTCCAGAAGTACCTAGAACAAAACCAGAACCAACGCCTACAGGGTAATGAGCGCGGAAGTCAGGAACCAGAAAGTCTGACCCAGAGGTTCCAAAGGTGGTGCCTACAACGCCGTAGAGAACGGCATAGGTGGTGGTGCTGTAAGCGGAACCGTTGCAGAGTAGCCAGTCGTTGATACCGCTGATAGTCTGCGTAGTAGGTGCAGAGACCGAAGCCCACATGACAACAGTGCCAGGTTCAAAACCAAGCTTGTTAAACTGCGTAGCAGTGGGATTTACAGCAGCGTTTCCAATGTTAGGAAACTGGGTCTTCAGAACGCTCTTAACCAACCGAAGATGATCGTCGCCTTCAGATATGTTATCACCAGCGGTGGGGTAGCTGCTGTTCAGCTGGTTGATATAGGATGCAGATTCTACAGTCATCTTAAACCCGTCTCTCTTTGAGTTTGCAGCTAAGTTCTTTTAGCTCAAGTTCTTCAGAATTACTTACAAATTGCTCTAGCTGCTGTGCGCTTTCTTGGCATAATTCGTAAGATTTGTAAGGACCTGTGGCCGAATACTCAGTAATACCTATAGTTATATTTACAAGTATAACATATAAGTACCACATTATCTACGAATTCTTTTAATAGAGTTATCCATCATCTTTTTTTAACCATTTTCTAACAGTTTTGGTTTCGCAAATACGAATAATAAACCAAACGATGCTCAGGATTGCAGCAACATTGGGCAATATTTGTGTCCAGGATAACCCGACTACTACTGCTGCTCCAACGTCTAAGACTGTCTTCGGGTCGTTCATCTCACACCTTCGGGATTGCAGCTTTTACAGCAGCGATGTGGTTCTGGAAGGCAGTGATACCCTGCTCACCAATGATCTCTAACTGCTCCGTCACTGCGCCATACCCGCCGCCAGCGACATTGGCTTGGCGTTTCTCTAGCCATGTGGGGTCAGGGATAGGATCGGCAGCTTCCGGCGTGTTGCCTTCTTCGACCCACGCGTCGTATTCGATCCGATCACTGTTGGCAGGGTCGGGGGGGATGTTTGCACCGTCTTTGGTGCGAATGATTATGTCGTTGTCTGTAAGTTTGTAATCTGCCATTTTACAACTCCGCTGTTGCAGACAACTGTCCGTTATACTGAATAGGATAACCAATCGCACCACTAGCTAAACTGATTAGTTCAAAATCAACTATTAAAGCAGATGAAGTAAGATTTTGTGCTGTTCCAGTAGAACTACCATCTACATTTGAAATGTAATAAGTATTGTTTGTACCACCAAAAGTTATAGTTGGAGCGGTTCTCATTGGCACAGGAAATGGGCTAGTTATGTGACCAGTAGTTGCGCCATACATACTCCCCCATGCCCCGCCGTTTCTCGAAGCATTTGTTGGATTGGATAAGTAATAATACCGCTGACACTTAGCTAACTGCGTTGCGTAGGGAATACGCTCAAACTCGGTCGCCACTGCCCCAACTTCTACCTGAATTTCAGTTAAGTAGAAATTATTTGCGGCGTTGTCTAAAATATTAACGCCACTGTTTATACCATAACACTCCGCTGCGACCCATGCGTCAGCCGGGTCAGTGAAAGATGAGCCAGCAATCAGCGGGAAGTATAGACCAAGACCAATGCCATTTGTCGCACCAATCCATCCGCCCGCTGTGTCCATAGCCACAGTCATCGTTTTGTATTCCCAAGTGTCGGCTACGGAAACAGTGTAGGAAGCGGGGTACGCCCTATTGTTCGCACCGTTTTTAACAATAACGCCATGTGTGCCCGTCTTGGGTGACTTGACCCAAAATGAAATAGTTATGGTTTTAGCTGCTGCTGTGCCAGCGGCCAAATGGGCTGAGTCGAACCCCTCTACATAGTAGTGAAAACCAGCAACGTCTCCTGCTGCTACTGAGGCATCGGCTGTAGTGCAATCAATCTTCATCGAAAAACCGATATGCCCCGCTGGCATATCAGAGTCCTGCGTCACGGTAACTGCCGCCGTTGTCCCAGAGATGAAGTATTTGTATCTGTCAAGGAGGTACACAGTGTTCGTAGGCGTTACGATACTAGTGCCACGCTGTGCAATCGCCATATCACCATTGATAACGAGGTTCCTGCCAGCAAAGTTATTGGCGGTGATGTCGCCACTTGCGGTCAAAGTCGTCACACTCGCCGCAGCAGGACTGCCTCCACCCAATACACCGTCCAAGGTGCCGGTGAAGCCTGTAGCAACTGCCTCTTGCCCAACCAACCCGGCCAGAACATTCGTTGCATCTGTCACATCAGCGAGAGCTTCAATGCCGTTTAATTTAGTATGGTCAGCAGAGTCATATGCTTGAGTTGATGCTGCAACGTATCCCCACTCAGCCGCAGATATAGCTGCGGTTCCTATGTTGGCAAGCTGGGTTACTTCACCAGACGTTAGAGCCGCAACACCGTTTGCCAGTGCAGATGCTACGTTGGTTGCATCCGTTACGTCAGCAGACGCTTCAATACCCGCGAGCTTTGTTTCCTCTGCACTGGTGTATTGCGCCGTTGGCGAAGTGACGCCATTAATAGTGTCTGTCCATGTATTGGCCCAACGAACCCCGGTCGTCCCCAGGTCATCGACGGAATCCGTATCAGATACTACATTTCCACCAGACGTAAGGCCAGCGAATTGCGGACTGTCGCCAGTCCCAACACCTATGGATGTCCGTAGCGTTGCACCGCTTTCGGCTACTGGGTCAGTTGTCCCATCGCCAACAATCATCTCGCCATCAGCCAACACCGCCATAGCTGTAACTGCACCTGTTCCAGAGCCTAGCAATACGCCACCGTCCGTAAGAGTGGACACGCCTGTGCCACCGTCCGTTACAGGTACGTCAGTCCCACCAGCGCGGTAGGCAATGTTGCCTTCAATGTTTACATCGCCAGCACTTGCCCTAGTAATCGTAGTATCTGTAGCGTGACCAAGTTCAATCCCAGTGAATTGTGGGCTATCCCCAGTGCCGACACCAATTGAAGTTCTGAGCGTTGCCCCGCTTTCAATGGCTGGATCAGTGGTGCCGTCACCTACAACCATTTCTCCATCGGCCAATACAGCCAGAGCCGTGACAGCCCCCGTGCCGGAACCTAACAGTATCCCACCGTCAGTTAGCGTGGACGCACCAGTGCCACCGTCAGCAACGGCAAGGTCTGTGATACCACTGATACTGCCGCCAGTAATTGAAACACTGGAAGAAGCTTGAGTAGCAATAGAGCCTAGCCCCAAGTTGGTCCTGGCAGTAGCCGCATTGGTAGCACCAGTGCCACCCTTGGCAACAGCAACAGTGCCCAGGCTCATGGTTACATCGCCAGTGGCAGCGTCTACGCTAAGTGGGGAAGCGGCAGAAAGCGTGGATACGCCTGTGACAGTGGCGCGGAATGTAGAAGCCTGAACTTTTTTGGTGGTCGAGTCGCTAACGTCCACCATCACAATCAGGTCGTCATCGGCCATTGCAGCGGCGGTGAACTCTGTAAGTTCAGAAATTTTCTTGTTGGTAGCCATTAGCCTTAACCTTCCAACCAGTCAATAAATACATAAGTAGTACTAGAAGACGCAATAGCTGCTACCTTGTCGCTGTCATTAGCTCCTACTGAATAATCAGGCGTCCCCGTCTGGCGAGCCATTTATCAGCCTCCGAGCCAAGTGACATTCACTGTAGCCGTCCCTATAGAAGCAATCTTATCACCGTTGGTGCCGCCTGCGGAGCTAGCAGGAGTAACTACAAAGTAAGTTGAGTCTGCCGGTGCAATCAAAGCACCAGCTGCTGTAGCAGTCGGGTTTGTGCCTATAACAATGTTGACATTCGCAGAGGTTGCGATGCGAGCAACTGAGGCTCCAAAGGGGGCAGCGCCACTTTGAGCAGAGGTGCCTGAGGAGCTAAGGTTCTCGCTACTGATGATGCGGTAAAAGTTATTCTGATAAGCCATTTTGTTTTCCTTATGCCTTTACGTTTTTGCCAGAGGCCATCTCATAGCCAAGTTCTACACCTTTAAGTTTTAGCTCTTCGCGCTTCAGGGCCATCGAGTGTTCTATTTCCAACCGTTCTAACTCAAGCTTAGATGCCTTAATCTCTAGCTCCTTAGCCTTGACCTGAGCGTTCATCTGAGAAGCCTGAGCTTCCATTAGCATAGCCTGGGACTGAGCCTGAGCCATCTGTTCAGCGGGAGTAGGCTGCGGAGGACCAGGAGGCGGAGGGGGAGTGATAAAACGGTCTACGTTTTTAATCCCCATCTCGTCGGCTATTTCTCGCATTAAGTTATAGACGTTATCCGGGTTGACAATCCCCTGCGTCTGCTGACCAACCTTCTCAATCAGAGCAGCAAAGGTGGAAAGGTTCTGCGTACGAACATCCTGATCGCCGTAGCCTATGCCCACCTCGATATCCACATCCATGTCTTCGCGCCAGCTGGAAGGTTCAATCTCAAAATACTGGTTCTGCACTCGTACAATCTTCTTACGGTTTTCGTAACGCTGGATCAGGTTGTAAATCGACTTAAACATATTGCGAACACCAGTGTCAGCAAAGATGCGAGCGATAAGTTCCAAGCGACCCTGAGCATTGCTCAACGCACCTGTGATAGCCCCAGCAGTAACATGGGACTTTAGAACATCCGCAGGAAGACCCTGAGTCGTAGCGTTTACCCCTGTACGACCTGCCTTGATTTTGTCCCAGTAATCCAGCATCTCAAAGCTATAGCTTGCCAGCGCCGGGGTCTGAATTGGCTGTAGCGCGTTGGCCGAGCGCGTCCTGACGATGCCACCAGGGCGATTAGTCAGCAGATCGTCGATATTGACCTGACCCTCGATAACCTGGAACCTACCGTTGTTTGCCAGATACATATTATCCAGCAAGTTACGAGTCAAGGTAGACCGGATAAGCTGCACATCCTCTACGGTCTCAGCCACTGACAGGCCGAAGAATTTGTGCGGAATGGGGATCGGGCAGATGGAGCTAAACGGAATGTAGTCGATAGGCTCTACGCTAAGAACTTCCTTACCGCTGGAAAGCACCTTGTGCAACACTGCTACACCAGTGTCCTCCATGTCGAGCTTAATGTACGACTCGTAAACCTGCACCTGAGTTTCAGCATCGCTGGCGGGCTGGCCTGGGTAAACGTCTGTGGCGTCGTAGGCGTGTCGCGCTACGTACTCCATGCTGGTCGTTATCTCATCAGCGCCAGAGACATATCCAGGAAGCTCCTCCACTATGTCGCGGTCAAAGCCCATGCTGATCAGGTCGCTCTTGGACTTGTGCGAGCGGTGGCAGATGAAGCGAGCGTCGTCCAGAGTCTTAGCACCCTTGTTAATCAGGAACTCTTCCGGCGGCACGTTTTCCAGAGTTACCTTGCCGTCGACAGTGGAGCGTAAAAAGGTGACATTGTGAAAACGCTCTTCAACTTCCTGCTCAACAATCTGACCAGTCGTAGGATCAGGCACCTTCTGAATACGAATGTTCACTTCTTCCGAGTGTTCATCTATCTCAAGCTCAGGATCAGCCAGCAGAGAGTTAAATTCGTTGTCGGTTAGGTTCTCGTAGCTCTCTGAGGTGGTCTTTTCCACCTCTTCCCAGTAGTGCTTGACCACGCCTACCTTCTGTAGCAGGGCGTCCAAGAAGAAGTTATACAGGACCTGGAAGCCATTATTCTGCTTGTAGAAGACATGATTGATGTACTTTGTAGCCTGTTCAGCTACAGCTTCGTCTTCAGGCCCCTCCGGTAGAAACTTAACTACTCGGTCACCCGCTGTGAAGATACGCATCAGCGACGGCATCATCCACATTAGGGTATCTTGAACATCGGTCACTACAACCTGAGAACGACCTTCTTCCTCGTTGCCAAACGGTTCGCCGTAGAAATACTCGATAGCCTTTTCGCGCTGAGAGCTAATCTCAGAATCCATGTACGTTGAGCTTCCGTTGACTTCCATGTCAACTAGCGCAGCAATCTCTGTATCGGAAAGCTTTTTTGTCATTTACTTTTCCGTTTCTTCGCTACCATCAGACAATTCCCTTGCTGGCGTATTCTATTTTGGAATCAAAATTGTATTTTCTAAATACCGCTTGGTTTCTCATCCGCTCTCCGTAGCGTTCTACAGAGAGAGCAGCGTAGCGCATGGCGCTTAAAAGATCGTCTTTGACTGGCACCACCCGTCCATTTTTTCGATGGTAGAGACGCAGCTCCTCAAGAGTTTCAACACATGAGTTAAAAATTTGGAGGCGACCAGTTTCAAAGCGTTGCAGAAGGATGCTAATCCCTGCTTCAATTGAGTTATTACCATGAGTTTCCCCGTCAGCTGGTGGGTTAGAAAAATGCTGAGCCAGCATATAAACGCTCAGGTCTCTGTACTGCTGCGCCAGCTGTACCCCTGAGCCTTTATCATGTTGCAGCCCGTCGTGTGGGAAAGCTACAGGAATGCCAGGAGTTCTAGCATTAATAACCGCCGCGTGAGTTAAAGGAGTTTCCTTGTTACGTCGGTATTCGTCGTAAATATATATAATATCGTTGTCAGGATCGTAAGCTGCCCAAGATACCGCAGTTGGGTGGTCATAACCAAAGTCGATAGCCGCCAGCCTGGGAAAATGCTCAGATAGTTTGAACTCTTCGCAAGTCACATTCTCTTCTGAGACAGGGTAGACCAATCCTGAACCAAAGACTGGAATACCTCTGGAACGCATATCACGCTCTGCTGGGCTATATACTGCCAGCAGCTGCTCCTTGGTCTTGGCATTTAGATGCTCTACATCGTCCCAAGTAGCAGTAACCAGAGCCTGGCCCGGTTTCAGCTCGTTCATAAATAAGCTAACTACCGAAGTCATCCCCTTTTCAGGGGTAAAGGTCATGTAAACTACACCATCTGTATCAGCTGTTCGGGTAATGCACTGAGAGAAAATCTCAGGCTTCGGCTCTTCATCCAACCAGACAACATCTACCGCTTCACCCATAAACTTCTCAAATCCCTGCTCATAGGCTTTAAAGCTTATCTGCGAGTTTTTACCAGACTTGTGCCTGACAAGCGCGGCACTAAAAGCGTTGGGAACACCTGGTTTACGCACCGTGTCCACTATACAGTCTAGCGGGATGGCCCCGGTCCCTTTCTGACTAGGGTCCTGCGGAGGGCCGAAAAGTTCTTTTTGAATAATATCTCTGGTAGTGTCGTTAGACTCACCAGCTACCCATACTCTGACCGGACGATCAAATCTACGCCCTTTCCACCAATCAGGATACTCCCCGGTCATGTGGTAAGCGGTCTCTGCCGCTCCACAATAGGTCTTACCGACTCGGTTAGCAGCCATCAAAATACGCTGGGGACAGTCCTCCCCCTCCTGGTGAAACTTCACCTGATACGGATAGGGAGCGTACTGCTTAATTCGATTGGTCTTAACCCGTCGCTGCTTCTCTTTAAGAAGTTCTAGCGCCTTAGCTTGATTGTTTGGGGTTGGCAAATTTTACCACTTTCTCGTCTTTGAGAAGCTCGTGCAACTGCTTTTCCAGCTCTGCGTCAGTTAGGTCTGTAGCATCCTTAATGACCCGCTCCTGCCGCTGTACAGCGTCGTAGCCAGCCCTAGATAGGATATCTCTGGCGGCATTCAACCGTACATTCTCTGATTCAGCCGTCTGCATGAGCTGTTCGAGTACATTGAGAGCCAAGGTTGCAGTCTCGGAGACCCTATCCTTAATCCGATTCTCAATGTGCAGCCAGAGGTGCCGCTGTAGCCTGAGTGCCCTAGGACCAGCCTTAGTCTTAGAGTATCCAGCTTTGATAAAGGCGTCTTGAGCCGACAACTTGCCGTCTACAAGAGCATCTATAAAACCCTCTTCCAGTGCCGTAAGCTCTTTGTCTACGGGCTTAGGATTTCTATAGTCTACAAAATTGCTCAATGTGTACGCTCCACAGAAGATATGGGATGCAGTCCCCGGGGGGGAGATAACCTCTTACTATAAGTATAAGGGGAAAACTATGGTGTGTCAATGGTGAATATTGGTTATTTTCAATTTTCCCCCAGAATGGAGCCAAAGGACATAATACCTCTTAAAATGCGCGGGGGGGTTCAGCGATTTCATTAGAAAGCTAACTAATCAACATTGATCAACATTGTCAACCAATCGAAGGCAACGCAATGGTGCAACAACCCTGACCAATGGTGGCTCCTTGGCCACAGTGTTGCACAATTGTCCCAATGGTGTGGCAGGGCAATGGTGTGGCAATGGTGTTGCTATGTTGAAAATATCTAGGAGAGAGGGAGAGAGTGCGAAAGGGATATATAAAGATATCCTTATGCATTGATATATATAAACGGTACTATGTTACCGCATAGCCCTAAAAGGGCCAGAAGGGCACCCTGTAGCGCCTCCATGCTTAGCATAGGTGACCATACCGGGCACCCTATAGATGGCCCCTGTAGCGCGTCCCTAGGGCCTGGGACAGACCAAGAACAAACTAAGGCAGAATAAATCACAATGTCGTCTTAATTGTGCCACAATTGCTCGATAGAGTATCACTATTGAAACAACACACAACACAAGGAACCAAGCTTATGACCATGCTTTACAACGTCACATATACCCAGCACCTTAACATGGCTGGCGGGTCTCGTACGTATGAGCAAGATGCGGGCGATTTTTACACACGGGAAGAGGCGGGCAAAGTGGCCGCCGCGTGTGGAGGTACTGTCACCGAATGGCAAGCAACCCCAGAAGCCCTCTCCCAGCTGTATGAAGAAGGTACGCTTTGAACCAACACACCGACACAAGGGACCAAAACCATGAATTATGAGACCGCAATGTACGCTAAAATATCTCAAGCGGAAGCGCGTCAAGAAATAGAAGAGCATGACTGCTTATGGGCCGATTTCGTAACCGATCACGGTGATCGTCCAACGTACCTAGGGGCGGAAATCTTGCATTGGCTTAATTACTGAAAATAAACAGAAGGGACCATAAAATGCTAGTAAAAGAGGCCAAAGCCTTGGGAAATATCTCTAAGGGCAATTCTAAAATGCCTGGCACCACGTTCGCTATTGATGCGTTCGCGTGCAAGACTGGAGACAAGCTGGCCAAGATTAAGGGCACGCCTTGCCACGCCTGCTACGCTCGCAAGCTTCAAAAACTACGCCCTAGCGTTGACAAAGGCTGGAAGGCTAACCTTGCCAAATGGCAAACTGCCAAGCCCGAACAATGGTCACAGGCAATGGCTTTTCAGGTTATCCGGTACAACGCAGACGGTTACCATCGCTGGTTTGACGCTGGTGACCTGCAATCGGTTGCAATGCTTTCCGCTATCGTTGACGTATGCCATATGACGCCCAAGGTGCGGCATTGGTTGCCAACGCAAGAGCGCGGCATTGTCGCGGCATTCATGGCCAATGGTGGCACAATACCGGAAAACCTTGTTATTCGCATATCAGGCTCAAAGGTAAACGGCCCTGCACCTAGCTTTGCCAATACGTCAACAGTGTTTGACAAGCATGGCCAGCCCGTGGGTAAAGAATGCAAGGCTCGATCGCGTGGCAACCAGTGCGGCCCGTGTCGCGCTTGCTGGGATAAGACCACCCCAAATATCAGCTATCCGAAACACTGAAAAGCGCCTTAATTGTGCCACAATTGCTCTATAGGGTATCAATATTGAAACACAACGACACATAAACTCAAAGGGTACAAAATGACCAGCTACATCAGATTAGCAAAAACCGCGATCCTCGACGAAGCGAAACGCCTGAACAATTCACGCAACGGTAATCCACGTTATTCATTCAAGTTCTACGGCTTGGGGATTGAAGGCAAAAGCGCGTCTGATGCTGGGTGGGTTTATTCTGACAATTTCGAAAACCACACTGGCAAGCCGTGCAGGGTTGAATATCACTTCACAAACAGCGGTAAGGCAATCGTCGATAACGTCAAGATGATTTGAACCACAACACACAGGAGAAAGCATAATGAGTACTATGAAAACCAATGATCTCAAAAAGGGCGACCACGTGTGTCTTATGAACGGCTGGGCAGCGGAAATCATGGATAACAAAAAGGGCAATGCTCGCTTGGCCCTTGTCCATGGCACATGCTCTGAAATGGGTTCAGTCTATGCCCATGATATACGCACGGGGCGCAAGCGTGATGAGCCGGGCCAGTGGCACGACATTGAGCATACGCCTGACCAAATCAGGTGCCGCGATATGAACAAACGATTATTCGGCTAAAGGGTATAAAAACATGAACTATAAGGCTATGGTTATATATATGTTAGCAGTCCCTCTGTTGCTCGCCTTGGCCTACTTCACTTTTAGGGCAGCAGTTATTGTCATTTACCTGCAATCAATTGGAGGCAGTCTAACATGATTAAAAAAAGCGCAATCTTCCGCGCTCTCAATTGGCACTCCATGTGCCTAAGCGCAACTAATCGACAGGACCACAAGTCGGCGAAGCAGTGTGCAAAGCTGCGTGACACTTGCCTACGCAAAGCTGGTTTTGATAGTTACTCTCAATTGTTTCAACAGGTTTTTAAATGAGAAAAAATTGCCACTATTGCTTCAAAACTGCTACTATACTGCATGGTAAAATTATGCTATGTGCAGCCCATTGGATGATAAAAATTGCCAGGAGAAGCGGAGCGTAATGATGAAGCTAAGACCTAACACGCAAAAATGGTATAATTTTATGACACTAGACCACAAAGGAGCTGCTGCTATGAAGCTATGTAAAAAATGCAACAATGGCTTAGAGTTTTTATATACTGTCGACGCTACTGATTTCTACCTATGCAACGAGTGTTGCGCTGAGCATAGCTATACCACCAGGCTAGAAATGGTCAGCCATGAGCAATTAGAGCGCGAACTTTATGAAACCGGGGCCTAGAATATGACAAATAAACCACCAAGTACTTCAAAAAAGAACAAGCAACACGAATGCTTCGATCTTCTGGTAGAGTGTGGCTTAGACCCTGAGATTGCCACATTCTACCTAGGTTTGTCAATGCTTAACAATAAAGACCCCATGCACTTCATCATTGAAGCAATGGGCACCTACAAAATGTACATGGAGCAAGACCCTCAAGAAGAGGGTGACCAGATAGTTTTTACTTTCGACAACAAAACTTACCACTAGGAGATACACATGACTCAAAGTGAACTGATCAAGAAACACCTTAAAAAAGGTAAGAAAATTACACCAATGGAAGCTCTGGTGAACTACGGCTGTTTCCGCTTGGCAGCTAGGATCAACGACCTGCGAAAGGATGGTCTAGACATTCTAACAGTACTCAAACGTGACGAGATCGGGAGACCATACGCGGAATATCATTTGGCTTGACAGATGATAGGAGCTATGCTACCCTAACTCTATTGTTAACACTTAGAGGACTCTATTGTGAACTACAGAAGAGAATATCTAAAGATAGTCTCTATCTATAGAGATCACAATAGAGGACTCTAAGAGAGACCCTCAAAAGCCCAAAAGGCTGAACCTCCCCAATGCACAGCCCCATCCTGATCATCATAGTCACCATATTGTACTTTTTAGAAGCGGGTAGGCTGGTCTATATCGGCCAGAACGGCATGGGTTTGACGTTTATGGGCTATGCTGTAGCTAATGTTGGTCTCATTTGGGCCGTTACGGAGCGAACATGAGCGCAAAGCTGAAACATGACTTTCCAATGGTGCTTGTGAACTGGCTGGATGCGTCAGGAGGCAACGATCAGGGCTGGCGCAGTCTCAGGGACGTAAAGAGCGCCAAGCCAGCCAGGGGACGCTCTATGGGCTTCCTAGTGTACACTGGTGAGCTAGACGGGATCGAGTTTCTGGTGGTCTGCCCGCACATGGTTGGGACTAAGAACATCGAGGGCGATGGAGAGATCGCCATACCTAAGTCATGGGTACTGGACATAAAATTCTTGGAGATCAGAGATGATTAAAAAAGATTTCTTTCTAGTTCTTTTAGTAGCTGTTGTTCTTTCCTTTTTCCTGTATGCTCTCCATAGGGTAGCATTTCCTTATCAAGATCAAGAGCTTTTAAATACTTTACACTACGATGGAAAGAGCTACATCCTAAAAAAATAGGACCACTAGGAGAAACTGGTGGGTATATTATACCTACTAAAAGCGCGAGGACATGGAAATGCTTACGGCGAATGGACTAGATGCCGCAATTCTAGGTGTTGGTGAAAGATGCGGCCAACCGGACATTGTGGCTTATGATGTTGCGAAGATCATCGAAATCCTTAAGGATCGTGACGGGATGTCTTATGAGGAAGCCTCTGAGTTCTACGAGCATAACATACTTGGCGCGTGGTACGGGCAACAGACCCCGATATGGGTTCGTGTGGGGGAAATAAAAGGTGGGTAAGAGATGCGTTGTGTAATCTGTGATGTGCTGCTTTCAGCAAAACATAGACTTGACATATGTCAGGTTTGTAATGTAGCTGTGAGAGAAGCTAGTACAGACTACTATTTGCTCGATAGTGATACAGAATTTGTTAACCTGTTGCAAAGGATAAGAAAATGCCAATCACTCGATACGGAATAGTGCTTTACGCGGGAAACACTTTTGGAGGACGCCTTGATGAACCGATCTGACTGCCTAGACACTGCCAAGGACCTGATCAACGGAGACCGGGCACATTACTACGGTGATGCCTACGACAACCACGACCGCATCGCCCAGCTCTGGAACGCATATCTCCAGTGGGACTACGAGCTTTCTGTCAAGGATGTTATAGCCATGATGGTTATGCTCAAGGTGGCACGTTTGCGCCACACTGCGACACATGATAGCTTCGTTGACATTTGCGGCTACGCTGCGTTGGGCTGTGAGATGACCAGCGACGAAGCTAAGGCAGTGGGGGAAGATGATGTCGGAGGCTGTTAAAATCCACCAGGCCTGTCCTGATTGCGGGTCTACTGACGCATTAGCCATCTACGTTGACCATACCTACTGCTTCTCCTGCGAGGCGGTAGCTGCGTCTGGCGGCGTCACTGACTTGGAAAGCTACAAGCGCATGAAACATGATCTCCCGTGGGAAAGCCGAGGCATCAGCCCAGCGGTGCGAGACTTCTACAACGTCAGTGTGAGCGCAGACGGTAGTCGAGTGGAGTTTCCTTACTATTCTAAGGAAGGACACACGGCTAAGAAGGTGCGCGAAGAAGGCAAGGACTACTTCACCGAGGGTGAGTTTAGTAAGTGCGATATCTTCGGTCTGCATACGCTTGACAAGGCTGGCCCCCAACGTGGCAGCACGGTGATCGTCACCGAGGGCGAAGCAGACGCCTTGGCCGCGTTTCAGCTAGCCAACCGCGTCAGCCCCGAAGCCATCACGATTACCACGGAACGGTCTAGGTCTCTGGTCCCCGTGTTCTCTATTAAGTCAGGGGCCAGAAGCGCGGAGCGTGACTTTAAGAACTTCCTGCCCACTCTGGAAGAGTTTGACCGAGTGTTCATATGCTTCGACAACGACGAGCAGGGCAAGTCTGCGGCAGAGAAGGCAGCTAGGTTGATCAGCCCCGGCAAGGCGTATGTGGTCTCGCTCGAACATAAAGACGCCTGCGAGTATTCTCGCAAGCTCCTACAGACTGAGTTTCTAGCGCACCTAAAGGCAGCTAAGTGTTATACACCCAGCGGCATTCTGAATGCGTCAGACAATTTCGAGGGGCTATGGGCAGAGCAGAACATCAGGAGCTTGCCCTTCCCGTTTGCCAAGCTACAGGAAAAGACCTTGGGCACCAGAGCGCGAGAGATCGTGACCTGGGCCGCTGGTACGGGCGTTGGTAAGAGCAGCATTCTGCGCGAGTTGCAGCACTACTACATCAAGAAAACAGACACCAAAATCGGCGTCATTGCTCTGGAGGAGAGCGTGGACCGTACACGGCGCGGTATTCTTGCCGTGGAGGCCAACGACAGACTGCACCTTAACGAAGTATTCGCCAAGTATTCCAAAGAACAGATCAAGAAATACTTTGATGCTACTTTGGGCACCGGGCGTGTCTACTTGTACGACCACTTTGGCTCTATGCGGATAGAAGACCTGCTCGCCAGGGTTAGGTACATGGTAGTTGGCCTCGATTGTCGCATCATTTTCATCGACCATTTGAGCATCCTTGTTTCAGGATTGGAAATAACGGACGAGCGCAAGGCCATCGACCGCACGATGACCATGCTGCGGCAGCTTACGGAGGAGACCGGCTGTTGCATTCACTTGGTAACTCACCTGAGACGGCTGGGCACAGACCGCTCTCATGAAGAGGGCATGGAGGTCAACTTGGGGCACCTACGCGGCTCTCACGGCATTGCCCAGATCAGCGACACGGTTGTTGCGATGGAGCGCGACACCCAGAGCGACGATCCGGTGGTCTCGAACACGGTGACGCTGCGCGTTCTCAAGTGTCGCTACACTGGCGATGTAGGCGAGGCTGGTAAATTGTTCTATGACAAGAAAAGTGGTAGATTAGAGCACATGACTGAAGAATTCTAAACATAAGAGCAGCCAAGGGCGGGAAGGAATACGGATGAAGGTGGAATTTATCGACAGAATGGGTAGCGACCTGTCCGTGGTCAATGCAGCTCGCGTATCTTTTGACAGCGCGTCTAAGCAGCTTACAGACCGTGACAATAAGCTTATCAATTATCTAGCTGAGCATAACCACTGGACCCCTTTTGCCCATACCTGCCTCACTCTGATGATCGAGGCCCCCATCTACGTTGCGCGTCAGCTTGGCAAGCACCAGGTAGGATTGGTCTGGAACGAAGTTTCTCGCAGGTACGTTGACTATAAACCTAGCTTAGACAAACCTGAGCAGTGGCGCAAACGCGCAGATAACAAGAAGCAGGGGTCTATGGCAGTATCCATCACAGCCCCTTCAATAGCTGAGTGTATTTTGGAAGATGTTTCTTTCATGTCTCGCAAGGCATATGACGATCTACTTGCTCTGAACGTGTGCCCTGAGCAAGCCAGAATGGTACTGCCTCAAGCTATGTTGACAAAATGGTATTGGACGGGTTCCCTTTTCTCTTTTAGTCGTGTATGCTCTCTGAGACTTAAAGAAGATACTCAAATGGAAACTCGCTTAGTCGCAAAGGAAATATCCAACATTTGCCAGAGCAAGTTTCCGGTAAGCTGGAAGGCATTGACCGGACAATGGGAAAAAGCTGCGTAATCGACATCGAGACAGATGGCCTGAAGCCTACCAAGATACACTGCTTGGTAGTTTTGGATACCGAAACAGGCAAGGGACGGGTATTTGAATCAGGTGTATTTGTTCAAACTTATCTTGATACTTTTGCAACAATCATAGCTCACAACGGGTGCAGCTACGACTTCCCAGTGTTGAAGAAACTCTGGAGCGTAGACATTCCGTTTGAGAAGCAGGTGGACACTGTAGTTATGTCTCGCCTGTTCATGCCGGATCGTGAGAAGGGTCATAGCCTAGAAGCTTGGGGAGAACGCTTAGGGTTTCCCAAGGCTAAGTACGAAGGCGGCTGGCAAGAATACTCCGAAGAGATGCTGGCCTACTGCAAGCAGGACACCCGCGTCTGCGCTAGGGTTTACTCTGTACTGCTGGAGGACCAGAAGAATTTCTCAGAGAAATCTGTGCGCGACGAGCATAGAATGCAAATCCTGGCGGAACAGGTACAGGACCACGGCTTTCGCTTCAACGTCCCGGCTGCGCTCGACCTGTATAATTCTCTTATGACTGAGCAGCGGAATATCTCGAAAAAGATGCAGGAAGTTTTCCCGCCAGCCGTAGTCCAGCTCAAGACCAAGATCAAGTATATCCCCTTCAACCCAGCCAGTCGTAAGCAGATAGGCGAGCGGCTTATCCCGCTAGGCTGGAAGCCAAGAGCCTATACTGAAACAGGTTTGCCCAAGGTTGATGAGTACGCCTTGGAAGCTTGCAACATACCAGAAGCCGCTGTCTTGGCCCGGTACTTCATGCTCCAGAAACGTACAGGTATGCTCGACTCTTGGATCAAAGCTGCTAATTCAGATAACCGAGTCCGCTGCAACTACCACACGCTTGGTGCTGTGACCAACCGTATGTCCTGTTCCAGTCCAAATCTCCAGCAAATCCCCTCGCTGCGTAAACCCTACGGGCTAGAGTGCCGCCAGCTCTGGAAGGCAGAGTTGGGCAACAAGCTCATAGATACGGATGCCCAGGGACTTGAGCTGCGGGTCTTGGCCCACTACGTTAACGACCCTGCCTATACCGCTGAGATACTAGACGGCGATATCCACACAGCCAACCAGAAGATGGCTGGCCTAGAGACTAGGGACCAGGCGAAGACTTTTATCTATGCTTTACTATATGGCGCAGGGGCCGCCAAAATAGGCACCGTGGTGGGAGGCTCTGCGAGCGATGGTAAGAGACTAAGGGACCGCTTCCTGGCCAACCTACCCGCCTTTAATCGCTTTCAGAGGGCTGTTTTGAGCAAGGCTAAGAGCGGGGGAGTTTTGAAGGCTATCGACGGGCGCTTGCTGAGGGTCAGACACCCACACGCTGCTGTCAATACCCTGATCCAAGGTTCATCTGCGGTGCTGATGAAGAAGTGGTTCTTGTACACCGATTACCTGTTAAATAAGAAGGACGCAAGGGCTGCTATAGTCGCAATGGTCCACGATGAAATGGTCATAGAAACCTCTATTTCCACTATTGAACTTTCGAGTGAGTGTGTTAAACTAGGTATATCACAAGTTAACAAATCATACGGGCTAAGATGCCCTCTTGGTTGTGATGTTAAGATAGGAAACAACTGGAGCGAGATACACTGATGGCTAATAATATAGGATACCTCGAAGGCGTGATGCACTATGCTTTTATCTTCGAGAAGAAGGACAAGTATGATCGCTGGAGCGTGGCACTTGTGCTTGAAGGTGATCAGATTAAAAACGCGAAGAAGTTTGGAGTTAAAATCAACCAGAGTGAGGATAAGTACGACGGTCTTCCGCACGTTCAGCTGAAGAGCGGTTTTCAGCCTAAACTCTTTAATGCTGACGATACCGACTACTCCGGCCCGACCATGCTGGCTAACGGTAGTCGCGGCGTTGTAAGGATTACCCAACGCCCTTACGACAACAAGTTCGGCAAGGGTATTACCACCTACATGAATGCTGTTAAGATTACCAAGCCTATTGAGTATCAGAGTGAAGAAGGCTCTGGTAGTTTTGGCAGCGACTCTGAAGAAAACATCTTTACCGAGAACAAGGCAGATGAATTCTAAGACCCCTGACCAAGATTATGGGCATTGGGATACTGACCTGGTAGGCGAGTTTCACCCGGAGGATCATCTGGGTTTCGTCTACCAGATCACCCGTCTTGACTCTGGACGTTCTTACATAGGTTGCAAGCACCTGTGGAAGTACTCCAAAGGCAAGCGGAAAGCTGCAAGCGAGTGGCGTAACTACGTAAGCAGCAGCAACTATCTCAAGCCTGAAATCAAGGAGCTTGGAAAAGAAGCATTCTCTTTCAAAATCCTGATGCTCTGTGATAACAAGCGAAACCTGTACTACAACGAACTCAAACTACAGGTAGAGCTGGGCGTCCTAGAAGACGACGATTATTACAACGCCAACATAGGCGGCATAAGATTTTACCGTCCGGTTAGAAGTTATCTTAACCCTGAGCTGAGAGCTAAGCTTAGTGCTAATGCGAGGGGCATTGATAACGGCAGATACCACGGCCCGTTCACTGTTACGTTTAAGAACGGAACGGCTATCAGGGTAGAAGATAAAACCCTGAAGGACTTTTGCGAAGAGAACGGTCTTAGCACATCTTCCCTGTACAGGGTTCGGAAGGGTCAGAGAAAAACTCACAAAGGTATAATCAAGGTGGAATATGACAATGAACTCAAAGAAAATTGATAATCTAGTAGAAGATATCTACACTCTTCTCCAGACAGGCACTAAGAAACCCAATCAGGAATTCCTGTTTGGCATGGCTGTCTCTATCATGGAGAGCGTTAGACGCCAGCTCTGGATGTCCACAGCTGGTAGCTCTCCCGCTCTCCGTATGTCCAACATTGGCAAACCGTGCAGCAGGTCCCTCTGGTACGACTTGAACGGCGATGATCAAGCTGAAGCGTTTTCTTCTCCGACCAAACTCAAGTTTATGTTTGGCGATATCGTTGAAGCCCTGATCCTCTACTTGGCCAAAGAGGCCGGTCATAAGGTAGAAGGCCAGCAACAAGAGATCGCAATCGACGGCATCAAAGGACACCTCGATGCCATCATCGACGGCGAGTTGGTTGATGTGAAGTCTGCCAGCTCGTTCAGCATGAAGAAGTTTAAGGACGGTACATTACCTGATGACGATGCCTTTGGCTATATCAGCCAGATCAGCGGCTATGCTAACGCGCTTGGCAAGACTCAAGGAACCTTTCTGGCGGTTGACAAGAGCAGTGGCGAACTAGCAACATACACGCATACGGAAATCGAAGACACCAGCGAGCGTATCGCTAAGGTGAGGGCTGACGTTGCTCTCAAAGCCCCGCCGGACCGCCCCTTTGAACCTGTCAATGATCGTAATACCGGCAAGCCTAAGCTAGGTGTCAACTGCTCATACTGCTCGCACAAAAAGACCTGTTGGGCTAACCCTGGGCTTGACCTGAAGTTTAGGTCAGGTAGGCCGGTGTTCTTTGTAAAAAGCGAAGACGGTGAATTTCCAGACTCTTCAACCGACCGCTTCTAAGGGAAACGTAAATGAGCTTTAAGTCCAACGAAAATCCTATGTTTCGCTCGAAGTTTAGCGAAGACATCTTCAAGCACAAGTACGCTCACGAAGAATGTTACACTTGGTCCTCTCTAGCCCGCACTCTGGTCAAGGATGTGTGCGGCGATGTAATGTCCAACGACGAGATCGACGAGCTGACCAACATGATCACTCAGCTCAAGTTTATCCCAGGAGGTCGCTACCTCTACTACGCTGGTCGCCCTAACAAGTTCTTCAACAACTGCTACCTGCTCCGCGCAGAGGAGGACAGTAGGGAAGACTGGGCGCAACTGTCTTGGAAGTCCGAGTCCTGCCTGATGACAGGCGGCGGCATTGGCGTGGACTACAGCGTCTATCGTCCCAAGGGCAGCGTTGTCAATAAGACAGGTGGATTTGCCAGCGGTCCTATTCCCAAGATGGAAATGATCAACGAGATTGGCCGACGCGTCATGCAGGGCGGGTCTAGACGGTCTGCTATCTACGCCAGCTTGAACTGGAAGCATAACGATATTGAAGACTTCTTGGCTGCTAAGAACTGGTACGATATGCCAATAGGCTCCACTGGTTTCAACATTGGACAGGTTAAGGAGCAGGACTTCAACTACAGCGCCCCTCTGGACATGACCAACATTAGCGTCAACTATGATACCGAGTGGCTTCTCAGCTACTGGCGCACGGGCGATGTAGGGAATGTCTTTAAGAAGAACGTAGCCCAGGCTCTCCGTACTGCCGAGCCGGGTTTCAGCTTCAACTTCTTTGATAAGGAGAAAGAGACACTTCGTAACGCTTGCACCGAAGTCACCTCCGAAGATGACTCAGATGTCTGCAATCTAGGCTCTATCAACATGGGCCGTATAGATAGCATCAGTGAGCTTGCAGATGTCGTGGAGCTGGCCACCAAGTTTCTGGTCTGTGGTACTCTCAAGGCTGACCTGCCGTATGATCAAGTGTATAAGACCAGGGAGAAGAACCGGCGCTTGGGCCTAGGCTTGATGGGTATACACGAGTGGCTGATCAAGCGTGGCCATCGCTACGAAGTTACCCAAGAGCTGCACCAGTGGCTCACTGTGTACAAGGGTATTTCTGACAATACTAGCGCCTCCTTTGCCCACGATCTGTCTGTCAGCGTCCCTGTGGCCAATCGTGCCATCGCGCCGACAGGCTCCATAGGCATCCTAGCTGGCACCTCTACTGGCGTTGAGCCTATATTTGCCGTTGCATACAAGCGTAGGTATCTTAAGAGCAAGAGCCGGTGGGTCTACCAGTACGTTGTAGACAGTGCAGCTCAAGAGCTTATCGACCTGTACGGTATCGACCCCTCAAAGATCGAGTCCTCGTTAAACCTGGCAGAAGACTATGAGCGTCGAATGCAGTTCCAAGCGGATGTTCAAGACTATGTTGATATGTCGATTTCTTCCACGATCAATCTTCCTGAGTGGGGCAGCAAGCTTAATAACGAAGACACTGTTGGTGACTTTTGTAATTCTCTTGCTAGTTACGCTCACCGGCTGCGCGGATTTACAGTGTACCCCAACGCGTGTCGCGGAGGACAGCCTCTTTCTGCGGTGCCGTATTCTGAAGCTGTAGAGAAACTGGGAGAGGAATTTGAAGAGAACGTGGAGACCCACGATATATGTGAAATCACCGGGCACGGAGGATCGTGTGGCGTCTAAGTGTGTGCAGCGTTGTAAGCCGGATGATCATAGAAAGTTTTGCCTAGGTTGCGGCAGAACAATAGAAGAGATCAAAGAAGCTGGCTTGCAGCGGAGATAAACTAAGGGGGGTTCCGATTGGTTCCCCCCTTATTCTTAGTATAACCTGCTGAAGATATCTGTAGCCATTTTTTGATTATCTGGGGGTGTATAGGTAGGTGTTGGCATAACCACGTTCTGCTTAAACCATTCGTCATATTCCTGGAATGGTTTTCCAGACCTCTTATCGTACCAATAAGAATTATCTTCTTCATTTATTGGTCGAAGCGCAAATTCAATTTCCTTATCCTCGTCGGCCTGTTGCCAGAACCATCCAGGCTTAGTCGGAGGAAGCTCTCCTTGCTTCTTTGTATTCCACCTCTGATTTACCTGATCCTCGCCTTTACCTATATAACCGCTATAAGCTTCTTCTTCCCATTTCGCTTTAGCAGATTCATAGTCCAGCGGAGCTTGTGCAAGAGCTGCTTCGTTAGCAGCTTCGTCGGCCTGTATCTGTCCAACCGAAGTCTGGAAGTTCTGACCAAGATCAGTAGTATCCACTCCCTCGGCAGCGGTGTACCCAGGGTTAGCCGTGAAAAGACCTGCGGGAGGAAGCTGAGTTTGCTGAACCGTATACACATCACGACCTAGGTTAGGCGTAGGCTGGACAAAAGGATTAAACTTACCATACATGGCTTGGTTGACCTGCTCCTGAATCTGCTCAGGAGTGCGAAAGTTGGACGCCACTGCCGAAGTGGCGTCGGCACCGGGCCAGGGTCTGGGCGAGATTGCGATGTCGCTTACCGGCCAGTGAGCCTGACGGCGACGCATCTCACTAGGGGATATTTTACCTGGCTCGTAAGGCCCTTCACGAAGGAATTCGTCAGCTTCGTCGCTGGTCATCTTTCCTGAATCATAACGCTCTTTTTTTGAATCATAAAGATATTTTTCTGGATCAAAACTTGGGTCTTTCATCCAAACAGGTATGTTGTCTTCCTCGTCAAGGAAGGGGCTTACCGACAAGTCACGAAGGAGGGGATTAAATCCGCCTGTTACTGGATCATAGTCTGCCCTACCTGTCGTTAATCCTAATGGCTCAGGCCCATCTGCACCTGGCATGTTAGGAGGCCTAGAATAGTCCAAGATGCCTCGCAGCTGAGAGGATATGTTGTCAGTTTGCTGAAACATATTAGGCGTAGGCTGACTAGGTGGGCTTCGTTCCAGTTGATCAAGACCTAAACCAATCCTACCTGGTGTGGGGGTAAACGCTCCGTGTGTTATTGGATTATCGTCTGACCTACCTGATGGATTATGCCGAAACATATTAGGAGCTGGCCCGTAAGGAGCAGCCGGAGCTGCTGGAGGACCATAATACCCCTGCAACCCGTCGGGAAGATTAGCAGGTGCGGTAGGGTAAGGACGCACCTGATAGCCCCCAGCGGCTTGCTGTAGAGATTGTAGAGATTGCGGGTGCGCCATTGAAGTTCCCATTATTACCTCGCGTTTTTAACCATTGAAGCTCCGAAGTACAATCCTATGATCGCAGAGAGCAAGTGAGTATCCAGTGGCGTAAGCACCAGCCCCTTAAGGGTCTGCCACTTAATTGTATCAGAGCCTTCGGTCAGGAAGAGAAAGCCTGGTTTCCATTCGGTGTAGCCGACAGTCACGCCAATCTCAGGCCAGAACACAGCTATGATCTTCGGCCAGACAATCACAGCGAACACAGCTGCGAGAGCTATGATGCGCCGGGTGATCTGAAAACCAGTGTTCTCGTAGCGGCGGGCTAGGTCAGTAGCTTTAGACTGAGCAGCTAGACCATCTATCGCTCGTTGGAAAGCCTCCTGCTTGGACTTCTGGCTTTGGCTCCAGAGCGTAAGCACACCTGCTAGCAAGCTTGATCCCAGCATTGTTATGAGTTCAAAAGGTATTCCCATTATCTACTCCGCTAAAAACTGCAATGATCTACGCCATCTTCCAAACCCATTCTTCTTCCAACTTTTTTCACCTTTATGATATTGCTCTTTCCAAGCGTTGAATAAAACCTCTGGAGTAGAATTGTCTGGAACTACATTTTTAGGACTCATCTTATACTGCAATCTTGCCGCAATTGCAGAATGTAAAGGGTTCTCTAAGAACGTCCGTACTTTATCTTTGTTTATTTTTGATATGTCGATCCCAAAAGAATCTTTTATCGCCTTTTTAGCAGCAAGCATTCTTGGATTTTTACTTTTTTGGATGGCTCTAAAAGAACCATCTGT